CCGCCTAATCGCGGAAGTTCGGCGGCTACGGGTTGCGCTGGAGACGGTAACGAAAAAGCCGCTCATGGTTTCAATGGACGGGCAAACCATGCCGCTTGAGGACTGCGAGAAGTTCTTGCGCGGGCATGACGTAGGCAATACAAGCATCCCGGCTGTAACAAACCCCGCCGATGGGGAATGTGGGGGAGGGGAGTAGGGGAACCTAATTTGGTCTAGTGGTTTTGTCACAATAACTACCCAGAATTTGTGACAAAACCTAACCCGCCCTAAGCGTCTCTAAGAACCGGACGCCATGCTCCAGATTCCAGAACACCGAGCAGAAGCCCGGTTCGTCCTCCGACAGTGACGGGTCAATAACCGTCATGCAGGCAGGGCCAACCGAGTCGTCCGAGAAGCCGAGCATATCCGCGTAGTCGTCGTAACGCTTGAAGGCTCCGAGCCGGATGCAATGACCGAGCCGACCACTAGAACCGTTCTTGAGCAAGGAGTACGCCCCGGTGTGCGTGTGGCCGCCGATGATGATGTGAGCGGGGTTACCCTTGTACTGCTCCTTTGTTTGGGCAAATGCGGGGTTGTATTGGCTGTTGCCCTTATGAGTGTGCCGGGCGTCCACAACGAGCTTAGAATCGCCGCAGGACACGTTAAACCGGGCACCGTGTGAGACGTGGGCAACGCCTTTGTTTCGGCAAACCATCTCCGCGAGGATGCCCCACTTGTCATGGTTGCCGAGCACCACGAATAGCCAATCCACCGCGCCGACCAGCCACTCGACAAGAGCGCGTTCCTCGTCTACCGTCGTATGCTGAACGCCGTAGAGGGCCTGGAGTCTGCCTACCCAGTTGTTCGACAGGTCACCAATGTTCGCGGCAAAGAGGCGGTCGGTGTTTTGGACCAGTGACAGGCAGTAGGAGAAATACTCCATGTCGGTGCCGTCGTCGTCAATGTGGGGATCGCCAAACCAGAGGATGGCGTATGGACCCGTCCCCTCAATCTCAATCTCTACCCCGTCCCGTTTCCCCTCGTGGTGGGCGCGTTTCAGCTTGTAGGCTTCCGCTTGCCCTTGCATGATGCTTGCAAGGTCACGGGACGCGCTAGGTGGCTTCTCAATCGAAAACCCTTTCGTGTTGATGGGGTTGGGGAGGATTTGCCGCAGTCCATGCTTTGCAGCCTTCATGCGCGTCGCGTGCATCGTCCGCCCGAGCGTTTCCGCTATCTCGTCAAACTGCTTCCCTTCCCCGAGCGACTTGGAAAGAAAGGCTAGTTCCTTCTCCGTCCATTGGACTCTGTTTGGTTTTGCTGGTGTGCCCATAGGCGTTTATTCCAATCCGATCCCGCGTCCAAAAGCGTAGTTTCTGGTTCCATTGACGGAACCCAAGGTAAATTTGCTTATCCAAGCGTCGCGTCAATCGGCAGCGGCCCGCCCGTGTAAGGGTTCGATGTCAGACTCACGCCCGTCTTGTTCGCCAGCCAAATCTCAAGCCGATAGATTTCCTCGGCGGTGAGTCCAGTCGTAATCACGATGTCGGTCACGTAGCCATTGAGCCCGTCCGTGCCGTTCAGGTTGGCCCCAAATCGCATCTTGGTCCAAGTCCCTGCTGTGTGATTGCCAGTCTTGATGACGTTGCCGCTGATCCGTATCGAACCCGCGTTAGTCGTGGTCGAGAACCGCGCCATTGCAATCTGAGGGTCCGACCAGCCACTAGAATTGGCGTTTATGTTGTAGTCAATCCACACCGAGCCCGAGTTGACTATAAACCAGTTCTTGGTAGTTGCCCCGTTGTTCTGCAAGGCTCCGAGGCCAAGGCGCGGCGTCGTGCCCGTGGGCGTGTCGAAGTAGCTTGTGTACCGGTCGCCTCCCGCCGTCACGTTGATTGTGGGATCGCAGGCCATCGTCACGTCGAACGGAATCGCCCGAGAGATTGTCGGAGAATCGAGATACTGAGTTGCAGTGAACGCGAGTCCGCGAACGCTGTTCATCGTAACAATCGCGGATGCAATCGTCGGACGACTTGCGCCCGAACTGGTGATTGCCTCCGTGGAAGTTCCGGCCCTCGGAGAAACGCTCGAAACCGCGTCCCCGTTCGATCCCGCGACCTGCGAGAAGTCATACCATGCAATGAGCTTCGCGCCCAGGCTCTCGGGCGTCCACGCCGGAGGTGGAACAAAGCGACCGCCGCCAAACTCGATCTTGCAATCGGCCTGAGCGGTGCGGATCGCGCTGTCGTAGGTGTTGATCCCCGCGCTCGTGCCAAACCCGATGGACCCCGCCGTCGTGGTGCCCGAGCTGAACACGCAGAACTTGATGCCGTACTTACGGCAGGCCCGTTTGACCCAGTTGAAGAATAGCCTTCGCGCCTCAATGTCGATATTGAGCGCGTAGAATCCGACCTCCTCGAGCAGCACCGGAACGCCATGCTGCTTCTGAGCCTGCGCAATTAGGGCAATCTGCCGCTCTACGCGAAGCCTGTCGAATCCAACAAGCCCCGCAAGGTCAGCCCGTGTCCGTGCTTCATCGCCAGGCCAAGAGCCGATCCCGTAGGTAGAGTTTGCCCACGAGATCATCGCGTCGGCGTTCGCTTGGGTGAACGGAAGGGTGAACGCAACCGGACAGGAATGGAGTGCGGCATAGTCAGAACTCAGACGTCCGTGTGTAAGGACGAAGTCCGTTCCCTCTCCGTAGTAGGCCGAGCGGGCAATAACGTTTGTGGGGATGGTGGGCATAGCGGTTAAATGTCAATGAAGCGGTAGGTGACAGTTACCCCGGTCATTGTTATTCCGGGGTTAGATGTGTTTTTCAGGCTTAGATACGCTGGAGCGTTTTCCCCTGGGCTATACATCCCGTTTCCACTTTCGTAATCAAAGAAAACGGTAGTCGATTCGCTACCATTTGAATCGTCAATAAGGTCTTCTCCAGCCGTGGGCGTTGATGCCGACTTGCATATAAAAATGGTTCCCGCCGTTGCGGTGTAGCTAATTGCCCATTCAATGCCCTTGTTAGAAGGAACTGACGCAGTAGGCCCAAAATCATAAACATCCCCAACGGCGATATTGACTGGCCCGAGGTCTTCAGAAGGTTCAACCCAAAGCATCCCCGCCGCGTTCGTCGGCCCCGAGTACCCAAGCCTTGGCACGAGCCACGTGCGCGCATCCCAAACCGCCGCGCCTAGTTCGGACTGCAATAGCCCGTGGAACTCGCCAAGCGTCGTTTCTGTCGCTACCTCGTAGGTCGCATCAAACGCGGGCGCCTCAACCGCCCAAGCGTGGATGGTGCGCGGGTCGGAGTACACCGCGCCAAGATGACCGCCGACGGTCGTAATGTACGTCGCCACATCTGCCGCGAGGTCCTTGATGACCTTCGAGTAGAACGCTGAAGTACCACCGTGCAGGTAAGTGATGGCTCCGGCCTTCCCGCCCAAAGCATAGAACCGAGCGAGAATGTCGCCAACTGCCGCGATCTTGGTTGACGCCCCTCCGATGAGCGTGAAGTTGATCCCGACCGCAGGGTCGTCCTCTGTCAGCAGGCCAACGTTCAGCTTGAGGTCGAGCGTATCGACCCCCTCCCGGATCATCTGCGCAAGCCGTGCGTCCGTGTACTCGGCCGAGATTTGAGCCGCTGAAAGGGTCGTAATGTTGTTGACAATGTTCTCATCGCAAACCCCGTGCCGGTTCTTGCGCTTGAAGATTGGGTGACGCCATGCGTTTCTCATGGCTTAGAAGTCGCCGCCGAACCCGATCTTGTCGCCGTCCGTCACCGCGCCCAGGTCGTAATCGACGATAGCGCCATGCGTGTGGGGGAATACGCCGACCGCCGATGTCACGGGCGCGCTCTGGAGGCTGATCGTGCCACCCGTGATGTCGTCGATGATCCACGTTGCGACCTTGCTGGCGAGAGCGACGAGCCCACCAGCAGCGGTAACTGCGGCGTCAAGGATGGTCCCGTCTAGCGATACCGCCTGGGTCGCGCCTCCGATCAACGTCTCGATCAGCACGGCTTCGGCGGCCAGAGTTGGATCAACAACTCCGCTGGTAAACACGACGTTGCCGAAAACGTCAAGCCCGGTGAGGGTGAAGGTTACGTCAGCAGCGGACCATTTGAGGGCCTTGCCGATCCAAGTGTCTCTAAGGGCCTCGCCCCGCAATGCCGAATTTGATACGCCCATATAAACTAGAACCGTTCAAACGAATACCTTCCCGTCCGTGGATGTGTATTCCACCACCGCGCCGCCTACGATGGCCTGCAAGTAGACCGTAGCGACACCACCGGGAGGCGTAGCCTTTCGCACCGCTATCGGAGAGTCATCCACACCCGAGATCGCCGTAGCGACGGAAGCAAGCGTGTTTCCTGCCCTATCCCGGATGAGGTACTGCACCACGTAGGGAGCGGAAGCCCCGTTTACCCAATAGGTGTAGCGAACGCCGTCGAGTTCTATGTCCTGCGCTGGGTAGCGCGGGGTGCCGGTGGAATGTAAGGTAGTAGACACGCTGAATGTTGCTCCTGATGTGCTTGAGGTGTATTGCTTGATTGCCGTTCCCTCCTGAGTTACCAAGTACAGGAGAGGGTTCTTAGCCATCTTGTCAATGCGGATGGACACCCAATCCGCCATGATCCCGGTGAGGTGCGTTGTCCAAGTGCCATCCACACCGCGCACGTCCACGACAACCTCCCCGTTATAGAGATAGGCGCGGAAGTGCCGCCCGTCGAGATGGCAGTCAGAGGACAAGCACCCGCCCGATTCCGGCGCCTTGTCTATGACCGCGAACGAACCGTGCCACGGTCTAAGCTCTGCGTAGTCTATGGCGGAAGGGCCAAGGAAATTGAACGTGCTTTCCGTGTTGTCTACCGCCCGAGAGTGGCTGTAAATCTTCCAACCGTTCACATCTAAGGCGTCATCGTCCGACCAGTAGATCGTCCCGTCATTCAGCTTCAATTCTTGTTTAGCGGACGAGTAGTAGCGATCTTGGTAGCCGAGCGAATAGACCCGGTATCCCCATGTGTCCGTAGTCTGCCAATCGGTATCTCGCTGCCGAACCGGGAAGCACTGCATCGGCGGCATTTCCCTGAGGGACGAAACAAGGCAAACCACCGGGGAAGTCGCGCCCGCCACCCAAAAGCTATGGCAACTTTGCCCTGCGTCGGTCGGGTCTACCGCCATGTGCTTGCGAAGGGTGTACTCGTTGCTGTCGTAGATGGTGGCGATCTCAGTATCGAGTCCGTCATCTGCCGCCTTCCCTTCAAACCATACGCGCCGAGTGCATAGCCCGTCAAGGATCGTCGGCATGATCACAGGGTCTGAGGCGATAGGAGGATCGCAGAAAGAGTTGGTACCGCTGTTCCAATACTGAACGCTTCCCCAGCGCACGCCCGGCCCGTCAGGAGTCAAGAATACGCCCTGTTGGGCGATCTCCGGCACAACCCGCGCCACTTCCGAGTTATGGCGAAACTCAGGGTAACCCACCGTCACATTGGAACCGCTAGAAGTCGGCGTGATGACCCACACGATGCGCCGCGCTGTGCGACCCGGCAGAAGTCCAAACACACAGGATCGCAGGGTGTCCCCCATCGTCGCAGGGGAGATTCCTGCCGCGTCCACATCCGCACCCACGTCCGTTATGATCCCGCGCCCGAAGTCCTGCTCCCATGAGCCTGCAAACTTGACCGCTCCGCCCGTCAGCGGCCAATCCTTCCACGTCGCCTTATCCGCGTTTGCGTAGATCAACACTCGCTCACCGTCCCATCCTTCCGCGTAGATGTTGATCGCGCTGATGTTGGTCGTCGTCCAGTTGAATTTGAACTGCTTTGCCATCGCCCCGTATAGCCACGGTTTAGTCGCAAAGTTTGCCCACGACATGACGAACTCCACATCTCCCGCCGCTGTAGGCGTCACGACGATGGAAGAGCCAGCCGCTAGGGTGCAATTCGTAAGCGCGGTTACTAGAGAGCTTGACGCCGAATCACACGCCAGAGACGCAGGAATAGAGGGCTTTTGAGCCTCAAACCGGGAGATACCCCACGGGCAAGTTGGGAGGCCAAAGAACGTATCCGGGTAAATGTCCTGCCAGAGTTGAGGGGTAGACGCCCCGCCCCGGTGCAAGAGCGAATCTGAGAGAGGCTCGGAGCAGATAAGATTCCGCCGCGCCGTCTCCGTGTTGCTGATCGCCATCTCAGACATCCACTGCTGGCGAGAGTAGAGCCAATATTCGGCGGCTACGTCGTTCCCGAGCACCTGCCAAACATTTTGCTCGTCTGGGATCGTATCCGCGTTGGTGTCTATCGTATTGGGCGGGAAGACCGGGACAAATTGCCAGTGAGGGCACCACCACGTAGCAAATAGCCGCGCCATTGGCTCCGGGTGCCGGAACGTCAAAAGCATATCGCCGTTTGCCGCCAGTTCGTCCGCACTGTTGCGCGTCTGAACCAAATCGGGCCAAGCGTAGTAAGCCGTTGCGCCTTTGGCAATCCGCCCTGTTCGCCAGTTTGGCGTTGGGCACGTCGTAGGGAGCGAGCCGCCCCAAGCGTAGCCAATCCCCGCAACCCCCGCCTCGCCATACGTGCCAGAGGTCACCCAAGGCGACTGGAGCACGTCGTACAGTGGCCCCTCGAAGTCTGCCGCCACCGTCGAAACCACCTGAGTATCGGTTGGATAGTCGTAAAGGACAATCGAATCATACGTCGCGTTGGTGATCGTGTCGCCCGGGCCCGGTAGGTAGGTTGTGCCGACCGTATGCACCCGCTCCCCGTAGTCTTTGACCATTGGGAAGCCGTAGCGACGAACGACCATCTCGTACGGGTCGCACATCCGAATCGTCTGCCGGTTCACGATAGGCCAAAGCCATGCCCGCCCCGCGTTGTAATAGCTCGTGTTGTAAGGATTTTCGATGACGTGACCGGGCGAATCGTTGCACCACTGATCCTCTGAAATCTCACCCGCCGTCACGCTGATCTCTGCGTCCCACGTCGTGAGCGCTGAGATCGTGGCCACCGGTGCGGTTGTCCCTGCAAGACTTGGGATCGGAGGCGCGGGGAACGATACCGGGAGTTCTACGGTATCCCCGCCCTCTACGAATCGCCAGCCGCCCGTCACCGTCCCCGCTACCGATACCTCCGATGTGTAGGACCATCCCGCCGCCGCCGCTTGCGCTACGGTGATGCCGTTGGAGGCTCCTGCCGTGCCGAACATCTCAGGAGCGATAGAGAGGCCCGGTGCCGTTCTCGGCTGGATCGTCTCTGTGGAATCTATCGTAGTGCCGCCGTAGGTCGCGTACAGAACGCCGTCTACGTAGAGGCGAGAAGAACCCACGCGAAGCCGCCAAGTGCCATCATAGCGGGTGTAGAGCTTGTAATCGTCTATTTGGAAAAGCAGGACGTTCGCGCCCGTGCCACTTTCCGAAATACTGCGCTCGTCCCATGTGAAGCTCCAAGACGTGCCCGCCTGCGTTTCCTCTACGTAAAGGCGGATGTTCTTGACCCAGCTTGATGTAGCCACGCCGTGCGCGTTCCGCTCTTCCTCACCGCTCCCAAGGTAGCCCCGCGCCTGCCAACAGACCAACTCGCCGCCGACGTTGTAGTTTGCAGTGCCAACCGCCGTGGAATCGTCTACCGTCGCCGCAACGCCCAGTTTTAGATCGAGCCTCGTATAGTTGCAAACGCGGCCTTCAAACATGGTTACAGCCGCACAATGGAGTAAACGGGACGCTTGACGAGGTTATCGCCGCCGCGCCTCACCTGCAATCGGTCCTTGGTCTTTTGCTTGTGAACGATCTTCATTTCGGATAGGGTAGTTTTCTTAGTCATCTTCTTATGGCTCCGGGGCAACCTTTAGACCGGTGTACCGGCACTCGCGCCAGTAGTCGGTGGAACTGATCTCAACATCCGCGTCGAACTCAAACGAGAGAATCCGGTACGTGCCGCTCCCGACAATCCGAACGTTGGCCCCGCGCCAGTAAGGAACGCCCGAGCCGTCTAGGAGCAGGGTGGATGTCCACTCCGCAACCTCTTGGACTTCGGTGAACCGGTCATAGATCAACTGGCAAACATCGTCGCAAGCCGCCTGCGTTGTGATCTCGGGCGCGGTCAGGTTGTACGGACGCTGAAACCCGAGCCAATTATCCGGGCGGGAACTTGGAACCGTCGTCGGGTCCATCGAAGCATAGTCCGCTTTGTGCGTCCTGAGTGGCCGCCCCGTTCTTGGGTTTAGCCCGGTGACGCTTATATCGTTGGCGATTGGCTCTAGCGTTGCGATCTGCAAACCGTGGTAGACGTGCCGATGGGTAGCCGCGCCCGTGAAGCCTGCCGAGACTGCCGCCGCGCTTGTCCTGTATAGGCTGATCGCCGCCGTAGTCCCTAGGTCGGTCGGGCTCTTGGCATAGAGCTGAGCCCCGCCAGATGTTGGGCGAATCCCGTAAACCCAATTGCCCGCATACGTCTCCATCAGCCGGTGGAACCAGTCCGCCGCCGAATCCCCAGGTTCGATAAGCGTGCCCCACTCGCCCGAGACGCCCGAGGGTTGGAAAGGAATCTCAAACGACGTTGTAGAGATGGAACAATCGGCAGACTCAAACCCTCCCCGCCGCGCAAGGAACTTCAAAGCCCGGTCCAAAGTAACGCCGTCGAGTGGAACCGATTCGCGGAATGTGTACTGTGCCAAAGCGTCCCACCTGTCCGCTACGTCAATGCGGCAACGTTGCGCGGCCTCGTTGTAGTCATCGGTCAGGATAGGCCCGTCGCCAATCCCGTCCAGCAGTTGAACAGAGCCGATCTTGGCAACTATTGGGCGGTTACACTGCCTGCGCAGGTTCGCTACGTCCGCCTCTAGTGCCAGCGGGTCACGCACTTCAAACGATGCCCGGACACCATCAGGGGAATCGGGAACCGAAAGGCTAAAACTGACTACCTCATCCGTCGCGTCGAATTCTTCCGCCGCGCTGGTAGTGGCGACCGTGCCAGAGTAGCCCATGAGCGCACCGTAAACGAAAGGCGTGTACCCATCGTTGGTGGTGGAAAGGACCGTCTTTATCCGTACTTGGTCAGTTGTGCCGTCCGGGGTAAACGCGGTGGTATCCCACTCCACAAGGGAGCTAACCGCCGTCTGTGTTCCGCTCCCATATCCGGGGTGCCCGTAGATTTTGTACACGGCGGGCGAAGTTAGCCACGAATCGTTGTTGTACAACTCCTGAGACTCGGCAACTGCCGGAGGCTCCAGAAAGCTCGTTTTGATAGAATAGGCCGTGCCGCCCGCCGTATTGAAAACCAGCGGCGCGGTCTGGACCTGCGTCCCGCCGTCCACGATCTCGAACCACCACTTAGTGGCGGGCGTTATCTCAGGTGCCGCCGCGTCCTCTGCGATGTCATCAAACAGCACCGAGAACCCGTCACCGTTCCCGTACACCAAAAGCTCCCGGTGCCGGAACGGCAGAAGCATCATTTGGAACACTGTGCCCTGCCGTGTTCCCGTCGAATTGCCGCCGGTCAGTTTGCCGCTACCGACTAGAACGCCGCCCTTATAAACCAACGTTGTGCCGTCTGAATAGACCTCAACGCCAACACCGCCCGCGATAGTGGCCGTAGAATTCCAGCCGCATCGGAGTTGCAGGAACACGTCTCCCGCGCCGTAAGCAAACCACGAAATCCAGAACCCCCGATTCTTGGCGTAAGACGCGGAAGTAATCGCCGTGCCGTTTGTGGAGGAGTCCTTGCGGCTGATCCAAGGCCCCGCCGCGTGCTGGTCCTGCCGGTCCTCCCAATCGGTAGACGATAGGCTGAACGCGCTCATGCCCAATTTGGCGTAGTCGCCAGAGTTGGAGGTGTACCAAGAACCCTTGAGGCAACTTGGCATTATCATCAGCGTCTTGGTGATCGGGTCCAACCATACCGCTGAACCGTCGCCCACTTCCATATCCGCGCCGCCTGCGTAGACGCTTATGCGGTCATCGTCTACCCGCTTTTGCGCGTGGTCAAAGGAGATAGATAGAGCCATCGGGTTAAGCCCTCCCGAACGACTGGCGACGGCTCGCCTCGCCCTGCTGGTAAGTCCGAAGCATTTCCTCTTGGATCGTGTCCGCTAAGAGCCGTACTGCTTTGCCGATCTTGCCGCCTGTTCTGCTCCTGCTTATGTCCGAGAGTTCCACCGTCGAGACGCCCATAGAGGACGCACCCGCGCCAAACGCCATGCGCTGCAGTTCTACGCTTTGGCGTGTGTTCTTTGCGATCTCACCAAGGAATACCGTGTTCTGGCGGACGATGGGGGAAGTGGCTTTATCGGTCGCGGTTTCGCCGGTGAATGCTTCGCTACCTTTGTCGTTCGCCCGGTTCCGTGCGTTGCGCTCTTTGACGGTTAGCCCATCTTTGCCGCGCACGTTTTCCATTTGCGCCGTCACTTCGTCTAGCCCTTGCGCGTACTGAATATCGCCCATCGCGCCCGGTAATCCGAACGCCATGCCGAGCGGGGACGTAGCGATCTGGTTGGCAAAGAACTTGAAATTCTCAATGATGCCGGGGACCGAGTCCGAAAGCATTTGCCCGAACTGCGTTAGATAACCACCTTCCACAAGTTTGCCAAGCTCATCGTTGAAACCTTTGAGGATGGGTAAGGTGCCTTCGTTGATGCCCTTGCCGACTTGCCCGAATGCTTGCTCTACAAGATCGCCCGCCGTTGCAATCTGGGCCTGAAAAGTGCCCATCATTGCCGCGTCAAGCCCGCCAAAGTTCTTTTCAATCGCCGCTTTGATTGCCTTCAACGCCGCGTCTGTCGTGCCTTGGAACTGACCGTTCGCGCTGAACTTCGCGCCTTGCTGCTCTAGCATCGGGCGGGTGACGCCCATCTCTCTAAGTCGCTCGAACCCTTCTCCAAAAGAACCAGACTTGATTCTGCCAAGAGCCATGACAAAACCATTTAGGCTCTCCGCGTTCTGCCCAAAGAGTGATGCCATCGTATTGGCAAGCGGTAAGAACTCTTCCGTTTTGAGTTTGAAGGTTTCTAGGAGCTTCGCCGCTTCCGCAAGGTTCGCCGTATCAAAGAACGCCGACGGGCCTGCCTGCTTCTGAGCGAAGTCGAATACCTCTTGTGCGCGTGTAGCCGATCCGGTGACTGCTTGGATGCCCTGCCGTAAAACTTCGTACTTCGCCGCTGTCTGACTTGCCCGAACGCCGAGCGCGACCGTAGCCGCCGCCGCTATCGTAACACCGCTGGCAAGTGCCCCAGCCATTGCGGACGCCCCGCCGAACGACGTGCCAAGGGAACCAGTAGACGCCGCCACTTTGCCCGCCTTGGCCGAATACTGATCGTCCAAAACGTACTTAGTGACCAAGGTATCAACTGTCATTGAACTCATAGCGTGTGTCTCCTAGAAAAGTGCTTGCCGTGGGTGGATTTGCTCTAGCGCAATAAGGGTCGGTAATGCCTCTTCCTGCCAAGGCTCCAGCGTGTCAAGCGTTCGCCCCCACAGGTCACGACAGAACCGCTCTATCCCGGCGGCTCCGTCGTCTCCTCCGAGTCTTTTTTTTCGGCGTCTACCCCCGAACTAAGAACCATCAGGGATGCGTCACGGTGCGCCATACGAACCGACTTTAAAAGCAGGTCCATCAAGAGGGGGGCTTTGAGAATCGCGCAGGCGTCCTTGATGCCAAGTTTCGGCTCTACGCTTAGTTCCGAGATGATGAACGCGGCAACGGCTTCCTCTTGGGACGAGGGGAGATGCGCCCATTGAGAATAAGGCGGCAACTCCGCCATCTTAGAACCTGCAAAGGCAGGAAAGTTTCTGGCCCATTCTCCGGCTGATCTTTCAAGGGATCGGTATTCGCCATAACTGCCGCACGACCTGAACTCTAAGGAATCGCCGCCGCCAAGAGGGATGCTGAACGTTGCGGGCGGGGTCCAACGCTCAAGAACCGAAGTTAGCTCGAAACTCAAGAACCATCTTCGTTCCCGGTATCCGATACCACGACTTTACTCGCCGTCTCTTCCGTCGGTGTGACATCCACAATGTCCGTTCGTCCAATCGGCTCATAGGGGATTTCTCCCCGGCTGTCCGCTGGCATAAAGATTGCTCTGTTCTCTGGTTTTCTCATGTTAAGCCTGCGCCACCGCTCCCGTACTTAGGAGCGTGTAATCGTTGGTGATAATCTCCGCGTCGTTGAAACTGAAATTGCAGGACTCAATCACAAAGTCGCCCGTATACGCGGAACCGTTGGACGATCTGGAAGTCAAAGCGCAAGCAAGAGCCGTACCCGGTTGCAAGATCGCCGCGCCGAGAATGGTGGTGGTGGCCGGTCCCGTCTGCGCCGTCGTCGCCCGCTGCTCAAACGACAAATCAAGCATCTGAACTTGGTCGTTCTCGAATGTGTGCTTGTAGCTTGCCAGTACCGACTCCACCGATAGAGTCGTGCCGTTGATCGTCAATGCGACGGTCAGGTTATGGGCGGCAATGGAGCCGTCAATGATCGCGCCAACCTCGGGGAATGCCGACGTAGGCACCATAATCTGCAAAGTGGTCGTGATCTTCTGAGTAGTCCAAATCGGAACCCGCCAAGCGTCCCCCACGCCCGAGCCTTCCGCGAACGTGTTTTGAATGGACATTGACCCGCCGCGAAGCAAAGAAACGTAACTGACGGTGGTTGTGGTGCCGAACGCGCCGAGCAGGAGTTGAGAAACGTCAAGGTTCGCAACACGCGGGGCAGTGGTCGCGGTGCCGACGTTCGACATCAGCCCCGTCATAATCTTTGCCTGCCGCTTCACTACGTCGTTTCGTGGGGAGCGGGAATTGAGGGCGCGACCATCGGCCAAGGTTGGCGGATACTCAAACGCTACGTTTCGGAAATACGCAAGCTGACTAGCCCCGCCAATCGAGAATACGGATACATCAGCTTGAACGGCTCGGCTCATATAAACTAGAACCGTTTAGACCTACTGGATTTGGAATTTCTGGATTTTGTTGTATATTGGTGACAATGAAGAAACAAGCACCTTCACCGACCTTCTTAGGGCTACTGCTCCTTTTGGGTGCCGTCGCCTACTTTGGGATCAATGCGGCACGGGCAACATCCCAGCGCGTGGAATCCTTTAGCCAGCAACAAGAACGATGGTCCGCCGATACGACGGGCACAGTTCCACTCCCGCGCTAAGGCTTCCGTCCCGTTTGCCGCACCACGTCCACGAGTGCCGCTATCCGCGCCTTGTGACGCTTGCGCAGGAACCCGTTGCGACCAAGTAAGCCACGGTCTACCATCTTGCGTGTGCCGCCGGGATTCAACACAAACCGCGCATAGGGAGCCGTAGAGTACAGGCGGTATTCCTTTCGCTTGCCGATTGGACCCTGCAACTGGATACCCGCATGAAGCCGCCCGGTCTGCCGGTTGATCGGGAGCGGACGAACCACGCCCTTCGCGGTGATCTGCCCCGCCGCGCCAATCCCCTTAAACCGTTTGCCGCCACCCTTAACGCCTCGCCCGCCCGAGTTGGAGCCTGCGCCATTTAGACGCCCGAACGGGTGACCCATCGCCGCGAGTGTCTTGGACTTGATACTGCCCGTGGTTGCGTCCTTAAAATCCTGCTCCCCGTCGTGCGCTATGATCTGGTGGATGCGGTTGATGTCCCGGCCGACCGCCGCGAACCGTGTGCGCTGTCTTACTCTAAGCTGAGTTGGAGTCGTGTAAACGCCCATTAGGTTCTACTCGTGCTGGAAAGGCACCGGAAACTCACCGAAACATCATAGCGATTGTCGCCGGCGTTCTGCGCGTCCACGCTGTACCGGGTGACGTGCGGCTTATAGCCCGTCGTTCCGGGGTTCCTGCTCGTCTGCAATGCCGTTCTTAGCGTGGATACCCGCGTCAATGCCTGTAGCTCCGCATCTGCACCACTTGCGAGAGTGAACCGCCCAATGATGACAAAATTGAACTCTAGTTCGTCTATCTGCGAATTGACGTTCTGGATTTCCTGATCCCCGTCGAGCTGAACCAAAGCGAATTGCCCCGGCCTCTCCATGCCGTCCTGAGCCTTGACCACGGTTACCCCGGTCCATGCCGACTGAACCGCCGCCACAATGTACGCCCGTATCGCGTTGTATTCGTCTGTCATTATGCGTCCACCTTAAAGAGTGCGTAAACTTCGTAATCCACCGGAGCGAGGCTGTTATGGACCGTCTTATCCGTCCTGACCACGTACACCTCGGAGCCGATGGTAAGATGATCGTTCACCGCGATTGCCAATGCCCCAACGTCTTGCAACCACTTCGCGTTGATCTCGGTGTACATCCCGAACTGCTCCGCCGCTTGGAGCGCGGTAAGCCTTACCAGTTGCCCGGTGACGGTAGACGATCCAGAGCGAGTGACGCCCTTGACCGCTGAATCCGTATCAACCGAATCCGCCGCCGCCGATAGTGTTGCCGTGTGCGGTTTCAACACCAACGGCATTAGAACCCCCTCACTTTGTAGAGGCTTGCCAGTTCACCGAACCTCGCCTTAGACGCCGCGACAAACGAACGTCCTGCCGCCGCATCGTATTTGATCGTCAAGTTTTCCTGCCTGACTTCGGTGACCGGTCCGCTTGCCGCCATGCCCTGCGCGAGAGTCGCCTTCATCTGCGCGGATTCCAGAACCTTCGCCACTGTCATGTCTAGGATCAGTTGGTATACCGACTCGAAGATTGACGTTTGGTATCCCCACTTCCCGGTAATGACTAGCGCGGCGTTGTTGCCCGTCACCCGCGTTGAAAATTCAATGTGTGTGATTGGGCGATATTGGTCCGATGCGCTATCCGGCCTAAGCCAATAATCCTCGTCCTCCGTCAATGTCACGCCGCCAAGTACAACTGTTTCCACTACGGCGCATGGCGGGATATGGACCGTGCCCTGCCCGTATGGCGTCACCGTCCTGCTCGTGCTGGTAGTCGTTACTGTGCCATCTACGAACCACGGAGAGACGCCTACCGCCATCTCCCACTCTTGGATGCTTGCCGCAAGGTAATCCGCCGTGGAATAGCCCGAGACGGCGGTAATGCCCATGCCGCTAAGAGCGGAGGCAACGGTCGTGGTATTAGGCCATGCAGACTTCATTTTGTTTCTCTTTTGTGTTTCAAAAGGTCGCCAAGCAGTGACCTAGATTCGCCGTGTATCAAATAGCGATATGCGTACCACCCGGTAGCCGGGGCTGTAATCGGAAAAAGGACAGCGTTGGCAATGAAGCATGACGCCAACTTTTTGGGGCCGTATAGATAGCCTTGAAAAGCCGTCGCCAGCAGGCCATTTGCCAATGCTAAGAAGATGTAGACGCTCCAGTTCATTTTGTTTCTCTTTCAAACTAAAGCGGCCTCGCCCCATCTCTGAGACAAGGCCGCGTTTCTTTACCGTCCGTGGTTAGCCGACGATGCTGTACTGAATGGCTAAGTAGCCAACGAGTCCAGTCACCGTGCCAGAGGCTACGTTGAGGTTCACGAACTCCGATGCGCCCCAGAGGCGCTGTTGCGCCCCGTTGGTGCCCGGTGTTGCGAGAACGCCCGCCGCCGCTACTGATTGGCCGTCGATCAGGTTGTCGCCAACCGTCGTAGCATCTGCCGCAACCCCAACGTCCACGGTGCAAGCACCAGAGGACTGAGTTGTTGCCACAAACGCGATACCTTGGATAAGCGCCTGTTTTCCGGTCGGATTGGCTACCGACGTTCGCACAGATGTAGTAACGGTCCCGGTCGCGCCCGTCAGCACTGGGCTGAAGAACGTGTAAACCGGGGATTCGCTAACGCCGCGTTGCTTACCCATCTTATAGCCCCGTCAGCTTGCAGATCGCTTCGTCCGAATGGATTTCAAAGCCCGCTCGGAGGTCACATCGCAAGGTTTCGATGCCTTCCACAAAGTAGGAGGCGTGGGAGTCAGTGGCGAAGATTCGCGCATCGTCTCGCATCCGAACGCGCATGAACGTGGTATCCAGCACGACGCCGGTTCCCTGAGTCAAAGCAAGGCTCTGACCAACATTCACGCCCCAGATTCGGGACATCGGAGCCTCACCAGGGTTGCCCCAGATGTAGACGCCGTCTGCCGTTCGCTCAAGCACCACCGTCTGGTAGTCCGTCGGATGGAGCAAGACAAGATTCGGGTTAGCGAATCGTCCGCCTCGGCCACCTGCTGAGTTAGCCGTGCGAACCTTCGTCATACCCTTCATGATGCAGTCGAAGTACGGATCGGTGGAGCGAGCTTGCGAAAGCGCACCCGATGCCGAGTAAACGCCCGTCAAGTCCGCGCCAGAACCGCTACCGACCGTGATAAGGTCGTCGAGCTTCTGCCGTGCGCCGAGCATGAGGTCCATTTCGAGAATGGATTGGAAGCCCGGTTCATCCTCAAGCTGCTCCCGAGTGACGGGGACAAAATGAGTGATCTTGGTAATGGGCGAAGTGATCTCCGTCCAAACGAATGCCGACTCGTTGTTCGAGGTCTGCGTTCCTTCCGCCTTCGCGCCCGCGTTGTTGGTGCGGGTGGTCTGCTTCATGAACTTGGTCGAGTTCTGAGTGGTTGGCACAATCGCCACGAAGTCAAGCAAACCAAGCGGCTTGCTGATTGCAGGAATGACGAAGTTCTCGCGCAAGACTTGCGGCGCGAAACCTGCCGTGGTCTTTACCAAGGTTCGGAATTCGCGGGCGTCCACTGAGATACCGCCTTCACGGTACAAAGCGTCTACATACCTTTCTTGCGAGGTGATCTGCTCGTAGATGGAGCGGACTTCGGGAACCTTGCCGCCGCGCTGATCGGGGATGTTCGCAGGCTTTTCGCTGAAGTCCTTTTCATAGGAACTTCGGAAAGACATCTGCTCTTCGAGTTGCTTGCCAAGGTCGTTGATGGCCTCGTTTCGCTTTCGGAGTTCTTCGATCTTGTCGCCGGGGATGTCCCGCGCCTCTTTGCCGTCGGCCAGTTTCTTCATTGGGAAACTGTCCATAACGGACTTGAATTCGCGCTGCTCGGCTTCGAGTTGCGCTCTGATTTCAAATTCGGTCATTGTCGTGATTGGGTCAGCTACCGAGGGAACGGTAGGTGGACTCTAGTTCGGCTAGGAAGTCCGGGTCGGGGGTGATTTCAGCGGCAACCAATGCCCGTAAACTCGCCTCTGCGCCTGCAAAATCGTCCGCCAGAGTCACGATCTGAGCTTTCTTTTCCGCAGAGAGGGAGTCACGCAGTTGCGCGATCTCTCCGGTACGTCGAACCAATCCGGCCACCGCATCACGAACGGCGTCGAATTCTTGCGCGTAGGTTTTCCCGCCGCGCACGTCGGTAACCTGTGAACCGGGAGTGCCCGGCACCGTCACCAACGAAACCTCTTTGACGACCAGGCCCGTAATCATCCGGGTTTCCTCGCCGTCTACTTCTGCCATGTTCCACTCGGTTGAGTAGAAGCCAATGGATAGCGCGACCGATTTACCTGCCGCTTGCCGCTCCTGTACTTTCTTGCGGATGGCTTGGCTCTCGTCGTCGCTGTGGAATGTCGCCTCAATGTAAAGGCCAAGCTCTCTTTCTTCGGCTAAGGTGATATAGGCGCATCCCATCTCGCCCCAATCGTGCCCCTCAGCTACAAAGCCATCCCGAACCAGTTTGTCTAGGTCTTGGTAGGCTCCGCGCTTAATGATGCAACCGTATTCGTCGCGGACTTCGCTCAGGTTCGCGTAGCCCGAGAACCCGCCGTTTGGGTTTTCTTCCCCGGCGCGGATTTCGAGCTTCCCAACGAGGGAACGACGTTCTATTTCAGCGGTCACATAAACTAGAACCGTTGAGGTCTAGTTACGGCTCAACACCGAACGGCATAGGACCGATAACCCCATCGTCGCAGCGCAGGAAGCACTTGCAATTCACAAGGCATGGAGTATCCGCCGAGCCGGGGTAGGTGTAAAGCGTGGAAACGTCGTAGGGACCGCCAGCGGCAAGTGTGGGGCAATCCTCGCAGTGATCCTCTACCGCGCCAAGCACCCAATCGAACTGGTTGCCGGGTGAAGCGTAGACAAACCCATCGTAGGCCGTGCCACGCGTCTTGTTTACGTACATCATCTGCCGTGCGTTGAACGCGCCTTCTTTGAATTCCCCGTCGAGGTCGGTGTATCTACCGTCTAGGATGTCTTGGAGGAACCCTTGGAGGTATTGACTCTCTTGGTCTGCGAGTAGCCGCCCGACGCGAGAGGCTTCCACCCCGTAGGCTTGCGCTCCTGCCATACTCTGCCCTGCCATGTGCGCCTCTACGTGCCCGATCCGTATGACCGAATCCATCTTGTTGCGCCACTGCTGGGGCGTTATGTCCCCGCGCTTTAGTTCTGCCGCGATCCGTCTAAGGTTACGGTGCAACCCCTTCGCGCTCTTTTGCCAAGGGTCGTAAGGGTCAAGCGTTGCAATCTGTTTGGAGAGTGTCCGAAGCTCGGGCAGGTCAAAGGTCACTAAGCACATTTTACGACAGATTCCCGGTCAGGACAAGTTCAACGGATTTGATAACGCGGAACGCTTAGACGCGCCGCCCGGTGTCGCGGGCAATATCTGCGCTTGCGGTGCCAGCATCCAATGATAAACCCCTGCGTCCTCGGGAAAGTACGGCTCTCCAAGCATCATCAATGCCTTTTGGCGGTCTATGATGTCCGCCTTAAACAGATTCGTGACCCGCTCGTATAGTGCGTTGGTGTCCTCCCTGAGTGCCTTAACGTCGCCCCGATCAAACCGCACCCGCCGACGTGGTTTAGAATCCACGAGGGGTAGGAGCCGCTGAGTCAAAGTCTGCTCAATCTCTACCCAAATAGGGTCAAGGTGGTTGATTACCGCCGAGTACATGGACGTCCGGAAATTGTCATAGGTGGAACGCTCAATCCCCGCGCCAACCCCGATCACCATTGCAGGCAAACCGAACGCGGCAGTAATCCGCTCTTCCGGGAGTCTCGCCAGTTTGTCAATCGAAATCTCTGCCGGGGACCATCCAACGCTCTGCATAGAGATGTCGCCTTCCATGACAACAGGCTTGCCCCGGTTCTCGCCGCCAAACTTGGATTGAGCCATGTCGGTGAGCCGCTCCCGCTCTTCCGCTGTGATATTGCCCTTCACGGCGATCAGAATTCCCGGTGTTGGGCTTTGGACTACGCGGTGCTGGTAAGTCGCGATCTCGTTATCGGTCAGCACCTGCCGCATGACCGATTTCAAAGGAGCCTCACCCGTCATCGGCAAACGCGGGTCCACGCCTCTTCGGAAGTGCAACACGTCCGCCGCCGGGTAATCCACGCCGCCGATTCGGTACGCAAGAATCTTCGTCTGCCGATTGTCGTACTGTGGCGTCACGAAACTATGGCGCACGGGCATAATCCCGATCATGCTCCCGCGCTCGTTGCGGATAACGACAAGGTAAGCGTTCCCATCGAGGTTTAGCGACCACGAGAGAAGCTGCACCATCCGGGATTCAGTCAGCCCATAATCCACCGACTCCCTGCCGAGAGGCTCTGACATAAGCTTATCCCATCCCGGTGATTCGACCTGCTTCCAACCCTCGCCCGTGTCCTCTTCTACAATGAGTTTCGGCTCGGTAACGTTGTCAAGCGACCATCTGAGACACGCGGCAACGATGGAGTTAATCCGCGCCTGGGATTCGTTGTATGGCGCGACGAGTGGGCCGCGAAATGCCGGGGTCGGTGCGCTGATGATTTCAACTCCGCCGGATCGCTGTTCTTTCTTGGAATTGAAAAATGGAAGCCGCACGTAAACTAGAACCGTTCTAGCCAATCAATCTGACCATCGGGCGGCTCAGTGAGTTGAACGCACCACTTGCCGCGTCTACTTGGTCGTCATGCTTCCCGTTCGGGAATGTCCGTAACTCTTCTAGAAATTCGTTGTTCCACCCACCGCGCACGATAACCACGTTGCCCGCGTTAAGTTGCGCGGCGAACGGCTCTGCTCTGAGTTCCTTGCTGCCCGTTTCCCGCTCCGTTGTGACGTTGTAGCCGCTGAGCATCCGCACAAACGCGCTTGCCGCTTCCACACCTGCCGCGCCAGGGTCTTGGGGACCGATAATCTTGACCACTGGACCGTCCATGAGCGCAACGTCGCGGATGACCTGCCCTCTGTCGTGAATCTCCCACTTGCCGCGCCTTACGTCCTCCACATAGTAAAACCCGTCCTTATCGGGGCCAGAGACTTTGACGCCCGCTGTATAGTCACCGCTTGTGCTTGCCGCCATATCCCAGCGGCGTATCGTCTGTAAACCGCTCGGGACCTCGGAAGGATCGCAGAACCGCACTTTGGCAGGCTTGAACAAACTGCCCTCCCTTGGCGTTGGGTTCTGTTGGTACAAGGCTTCCCATGCCCTCAACCCGTCGCTCCGCATCATGGAAGCCCGCCTATTCTCCAGCGCGTCAACGCTCCACGCTTCCGGCCACAACGCCTCGCCGGGCTTTCTACCTAAAGAATCATTTTCCTCAGCTAGTGCCGCCAGCTTTTCCACCGTCCACTGGTCCGCCTTTGAATCTTCTTTAGCTTGCGCGTCCATCCTTCCCGCTGGGTCATCTTCGTGCCAAAGTGTCCAAATACAAACGATTGTTCCCCCGGGTTGCAATCGGGACATGAGCCCTTCTGTCCACCAATCCCAAAGAGACTCACGCCACACTAACGAATCCGCCTGTTTACGGTCCCTTATCGGGTCGTCCGCAATGATGAGGTCAAACCCTTCGCCAGTTGGAACGTTGCCAACGCCTCGGGCCATGACCATAGAGCCGTCCTCCGTGTACCATTCATCAGTTGCTGACTTATCTTCCGCAATGACAATGCCAAGAGAAGCCGCCCGGTTTCTGATTGACCGGCTCAACTTACGGGCGAAGGCCATCGAGTAACCCGTGATAAGGATTCTGGTTCCGGGGCGATGCTTGAGATACCAAAGCGGGAGCGGCTTGGTTACGCTCTCCGTCTTGCCGTGGCGCGGCGGCATATGGATTCGTACACGCTTGAGCTTTCCGGCTATTACTTGGTCTACGAGTTGAGCAATGCGCCCAAAGTGTTTCCCGGTGTACGTGTAATCAGTCGGAGCTATCTTCGTCAACCAGTTCAGGTATGACGACTGTTCCAGGACCCGCTCTTTCAGGTAAGGCATCATACCCTCCGGCAGTCGGAAGAGGTCGGTGGAGTCGAATGAACCGCTCCAGCCCAGTAAGGAGGGATTCTCGCTGCTTGATCTGGTCATCGGCAGATTGTTTGATTAGGTAGTTATGGTCTGAGTAGAGTTCAGCTTGAGCGGTAAGCATTTTCATGGTAGCCACTCCAAACTCTTCAAGGGCTTCCATGTACCGGTTAAGTTTTGGGCTGTCTTGCGTCCGGTTTTGTCCGGTTTTGTCTATCCACTCTTGAATCGTCGATGACGGAACGCCGTGCTTCGCCTCAAGTTCTCTTACTGTTGTGTCACCGACCGCCCACTCTTTGAGAACTTTTGCTTTGAGCTTTGGATCGTGCGCCATGAGAAGAAAAGATGACCGGGGTTAGGAAAACATGGAAACCGCCCCGGCCTATGGTTGTTGTTGTGGGTTGGAGGTTTTACTTCAGGTTAAAAAACATATTCACGCGGTCCACGCCGCCGATGTGACTGCCGAGCCAAGGGAACATCTTCTTTGCTTGTTCGATGCTCACCGGAATATCAATCTCGCCGTCACCCGGTTGGGCGTCACGCATATCAAGCATGGATTCAACACCCATCGAAATGAATGAGATTTCCGGCTTCACTTCTGCGGCTACGTCGAGCGGAGTCACGCGGAAAACTCGGTCGCTGCCCTTGAACCCTTCCAGCCCTAATTGAATTCGTTGCTTCATCATAAACTAGAACCGCTCAGCCGCTTTAGCCGCCCTCGCCGCCATTGGTTGTCTCTGTGCCCTTTTGAGGCTCTACGCCCCGGTTGGTGATAAATTGGACCAGCCCGCCAAGCGCAACGCCTGCTAGAGGCGATAGTGCGGCAGTAATGTCCTTGTCCCGTGCGTAGACTATCGCGCCGATACAAGCCGCGCCAAGCGCGAAGATGCCCCAGACAGCAATTGTGTTTCCCTTGCAACGTGTCATAGGCTCTTGTGAATCCTTTCTTCGATCCTGCCCATTCCGACCTTCAATTCGTTCTGGGCATTAAGCACCGTGTCCAGCTTATGGGTAATTTCTTTCTTGTCCTCAACTGCCAGCTTTTCGGATTGGTCTGCGCGGTTCTCTAGCGACTTAATGCGGCTATGCAGAGATTGGTAGGCTACGCCCGCGCCAAACACCACCCCCGCTATGCCTACCCATGATTGGATTTCCGCCCCGTTCAATTGCCACCCCGGTAAACCTTGAGCTTGAGCGCGTCTGCGAGATCGTTGATGACAAGCCGGGATAGCATCGCCGGGTCTTTTTTTCGACCGGGGGAAATCCAGTAGTGAGTTGTGATCCAGTTGATTGAGGAAATGTCTGTCTTGAGTTCCGTTACCAGTTCCTTCATCGCCTTAATTTGCGCGTCGGTGATCTTCTCTTTCTTGCTTTCACGATTGGCGAACGAAATGCCCACGCTGTACGGGTTTACGCCCTTGCCCTGTGGACCGGTGGACTTACCTGCATGGAACGCTACACGCGAGAGCGGGACGCACTTGGTAACCTCGCCGTCTCGTTCGATGATGTAGTGGTAGCTGTAACCGATCTGACGGAGCCAAGAAATCGAAGATAGTGCGCTCCAACCGTCTGTAGAATGCAAAACGATGGTCGTGATGGGCGCAGTTCTCTGCCTTGATGCAAGCCAATTTTTGAGATTCTTGATTCCCATCATAAACTAGAACCGTTAAGGTCAAGCGCGGCAACTATGCCGTCAAGCGCATCTTGCAATTTTTCAACAGGTATGCCAATTTCCATAGCAATCGTGAGCGCGTCATGGTGGAAGTTGAGCGGACGCCCTAGGTCGAGCAGGAAGTCATGTAGCCGCTGCAATTCCGGGGAAAGGGTCTCTCTTACGGGGATGGCCGGGACGGATGACACAATGGAAACTTGGTTTGTCTTTAGGAATCGCTCTTGGTTTTCTCGCCGCTCCCGCACCTTGCTTGCCCGGTTCAGGACCACCGTCACGATGAGCTTGTGGAGATCGCCCCTCGGGTTCAGGAGATACCGCCGAACTGCTACCGTAACATCCACGCCAAGGAAGTCTCGAACAACGTTGAGGTCTGGTTGCTTTACGTTGTCACGGGCATAGGCTACGGCAAACTTGAGCATATCCACGATGACCGGCTCTTCTCCCGTCACCGGCCCCGGATGCCGAGCGGTTTCGTGCGCTTTTGCTGATGCTTCCCGAATCTTTGCAACGTGTTCGCTCCCCATAGTGCTAACTCCCCGCCTTCGTCTTAAATCTCGCTAACCCTTCCCGCGCTTCCGGGGACAGTAGCCGCAAGTAGTCCCCCGGCTCGTCCCACAAATCCCCGTAGCCGCCAAACTGCGCTTGTGGCTCTTGCTGCGGCACTTTCCCTACCAGTTCCGGGTCTACAAACTCCACCATCCGCTTTGCTTGGTCTATCGAGAAGTATCTTTCCAAACGTGTAGCCTTTGCGCCGATAGCCCGCCGCCTTCTCCGCGTCCCGAGAGTCCCACTGGATGCGGTTGCTCACCTAATTCCGCGCCTCCAATACGGCTTGCTGTAACGCTTGCTCGTATTCCTCTTGCGAAACGTCCTTGCGAACGCGCACCGAGAGCATCTGGCCGTCCGCGTTTGGGAACCAGACCTCGTAGCAGTCGCCTAGTTCGTAGCTGATGGTTTCGTTTGCCTTAATCTGCGCCCATCCACCACCTCCGCAATTGTCAATCTGCAAAAGCGTCCTCCAGTTTCTTGCGCTCTGCTTCCCACGGTTCCGGCAGCCGAAGGTCCTCGAACACGGAGAGAACTTCCTTCCGCAATGCGTAGCCGGTAAGTGCCCGCCCGCCGCTAGTGCATTCGGCTATGACTTTTCGGATGGCGTCTGTGGCCGGGCCTTCCTCCCCTTGTCCTGCCGCCCATGCCGAGAGTGCGGTAAGCGCCTCCGCCTTGCTCGGCACTTTGTCCGCCGGAAGATGGGCAATCTTGTCCCAAAGTTCTTGACACCGCTCGTACCGCTCCATGTCCATATCCACCAAGAGCCGGGG